CTACGTCGCTTCAACCTAACCTAAAAATAAGCATGGCCTAGGTGCGCTCCCGTATCTAGGCCAGTCGAACACGAAAGGACAGAGATGCCTAGCATTATCACAGCTTCACAGCTTCGAACAGTGTTGGGCGTCTCTGTCGCTTTATATAGTGACGCCTATCTTGACTCAATAATCAACTCAGCTGAGCAGGTAATTTTGCCGTTGCTCACAGCCAACCAAAATGCAGTTGCAGCAGTTTATTTGCAAAACAACGTTGCCTACTACATAACTCAAAAGCCAAATACTTTTGTGGCTGACCAAAGTGTCGTGATTAGCGGTTGCGTACCTGCTGTATTTAACGGCACAAAGACAGTCACATCAAATTATTATGATCCATTCCCTTATCTGCCTTTTGCTTATCCAGCCCCTTATTTTTACTTTACTGCAGCCGTAACGAACGCCGATATTACTTTCCGTCCAGTTATACCGGCAGGCGTTGCGTACCTATCCGGGGCAAATGCGGCCACGCTCTATGCAACTACTGACGCAGTTGAACAAGCGGTCACAATCGTCAGCGTTGAGATATTTCAGAGCGTGGTCGCTCCTGGTGGGCAGATCGAGGGCGTGGACTTTACGCCGTCACCTTTCCGCATGGGTCGCAGCTTACAAAACCGCGTGATTGGCCTTTTAGGCAATTACATAGACGTTTCAACAATGGCCATGTAAATGCCTACACCAACAACTATTGCCACCAATGTACGCGGCACACTTGCAACAGCTTTGGCTGGCGTAGCGGCTTCCGTCTATTCATCACCGCCAGAGGCCGTAATCCCACCAGCTTGTGTAATAGTTCCGGACGCGCCCTATCTTGAAACAACGACTATTGGTAAAAGCCAAATCCGGGTCAAAATTAACTTTGTGGTTACTGCAGCCGTTGCCTATAACAACACAGCCGGCGCGCTCGATAACCTTGAGCAACTCATTATTGCGATTATGGGCGCAATGCCTGCAGGCTACACAGTTGGAGACGTACAGCGTCCGACAGTGCAGTCCGTAGGAGCTTCTAACCTACTAGTGGCGGATCTCGCGGTCAGCACTTACTACACACAACAGACAATCTAAGGAGAAAACCAAATGCCAACAACAATAGTCACTGGTCGCGACATAACCTTGACACTTGCGACAGTCAACTATGACGCGCAAGCCACATCAGTCACACTGGTCAACGCGCCTGTAATTACTACATATCAAACACTGGACGGCAAGGCTTACAAGCACATTGACGATCAGTGGACACTTAACCTTGAGCTTCTCGCTGACTGGGGCGCTACTGGATCACTATTTGAAGCAATGTGGACAGCATTTACTACTGCGCCAAACACAGCTTTGGCCTTTACTCTCGTTAGCGCAACAGGAGCTAGTTTTGCCGGTACAGCTTTTCCAGTTGCACCTACAGCCGGCGGCGCTGCTCCAGACGCACAAACCGACTCATGGGCAATGCTTTGCGCCTCAACACCAGTCCTAACAATTACCTGATCCAAACACTAGAAACGGGAGCACAAAAAAATGAAACTACCAATCACAATCGAGTACGTCTCAGGCGAGTTCGGTACATATACCGCGCAACCGCCAGAGTGGGCAAAGTGGGAGAACAAGACAGGTCAGACAATTTCACAAGCGCAAGACAAGATTGGCATTGCGGATCTTCTGTTTCTTGCGTGGAATGCAATGAAGCGCGAAGCTGGTGGCAAGCCAATCAAGGGCTTTGAAGTCTGGTGCGAGACAGTTGCAGACGTGACAGTCGGTGAGGTTCTCCCAAAAGCTACGCCGCCGGAAGCGTAAATCGCATACTGGTTGACTTAGCCCTAGCGACTGGGATACCAATGAGCGAATGGCAAACGGCGGAGCAGATATACACAGCGCTTGAGATATTGGAGAAGCAAAATGACCGACAGCGTTGAGATTGCCTATGACAAGGCTGATCTGCGTCGCGTCTTAGGTGCATTCAAGGCAATGGACGCTGAGGCCACAGTCCAGGCAAAAGCCGCTTCTGGTGCTTTGGCAGAGTTTGCTCAGGACAAAATCATAGGCACTGCTCAACGTAGAGGCAGTGCAGCTGAGAGAATTGCTCGCGGTTCAAAGGTTTCCAAGTCCTCAAAGATTGGCGAATTATCCTTTGGCTTTGTGGGTCAAAAATTCTCTGGCGGCGGTACAACAAAAGAGCTGTGGGGCGGCAACGAATTCGGATCTAACAAGTTCAAGCAATTTCCAATCTGGTCAGGGTCAGGGCCAAAAGGTCGAGGATCTCAAGGCTGGTTTATTTATCCGACCTTGCGCGCCATTCAGCCTGAAATCATTGCCAAGTGGGAAAATGCTTTTGACAAGATTCTAAAGGAATTCTAAATGGTTGCTCAAAGTAGAACGCTCAAGCTCTCAATACTTGCGGACGTTGACCAACTCAAAAAATCGCTTAATAGCGCAAACAATGACGTTGAAGGATCGAGCAGCAAACTAGGAGAATTTAGCAAAAAGGCTGGACTGGCATTTGCCGCAGCTGGTGCAGCCGCCGGCGCTTACGCAGTAAAGCTGGCAGTTGACGGCGTCAAAGCCGCAATCGAGGACGAGGCTGCGCAGATACGACTTGCAACCTCTTTGAAAAATGCCACAGGCGCAACAAATGAAATGATTGCCTCTGTTGAAAAACAGATACTCAAAACATCACTTGCCACAGGCGTCACAGATGACAAACTGCGTCCGGCTCTTTCGCGTCTGGCTTTGTCAACAGGCGACGTCACAAAGGCACAGGATCTTCTTTCTCTAGCCTTAGATATTAGTCAGGCAACAGGCAAAGGACTTGACAGTGTCGCAAACAGTCTAGGCAAAGCCTACGACGGCAACACAGCGGCACTTGGCAAATTAGGCATTGGGCTTTCAGCTGCAGAATTAAAGTCAATGTCATTTACAGACGTACAAAGAAGGCTATCTGATCTCTTTGGTGGTGCTGCAGCTGCTAACTCAAAGACATTTGCTGGCAGAATGGAAATCCTTAAGGTCACATTTGACGAAGCAAAAGAGTCAGTTGGTGCTCGCTTGCTTCCAATAATTCAACAGCTAGTTGAGTTTGTTGTCAACAAAGTTGTGCCAGCATTAGGCAAATTTGCAGATTTCTTCAAGCCAATCACAGACGCAATAAAAGACAATAAAGCAGAATTTACATTGTTTATTGAGTTTATTCAGAAATATGTTGTGCCTGTACTTGTTACAGTATTAGGTGGCGCATTCAAGGTTGTAGGCGAAATCGCTGGCGGCGTAATTAACGTAATTGGTGCAGTCATTGGCGGACTTAATAATTTAATTAACGGCGCTGTAAAAGGTATAAATGCTTTAATTGGGCTTTACAACTCAGTGCCATTTTTGCCTAACGTTTCAAAAATTACAGCTCCAACTCTAAGCGTTCCAACCATTTCAATTCCAAGCGTGACGGCAACGTCACAAGTGCCTAAAATTAGCGTGCCAACAGTAAGCGCCGGCACAGGATCAACAGTTACCACCGGCGTATCAGCAGCCGCCGCCGGTGCAGCAATGGCAGCTGCTCCCGTCAATTACGGATACACGGCAGCAAATCCTTCTTTCACATACGGCCAAAATAGCGCTCCTTCATTTAACGTGACAGTCAATGGAGCGATAGACGCAGAAGGCACAGCTCGCACAATTGTCAACACGCTTAATGACTCATTTTACAGAGGCACAGGCGGGGCAACAGCTTTCAGGATTGAAAAATGACGCAATGGGCGCCAGTCTGGCGAGTCAAGGTTGCTGGTCTAGACGTTACTGACTCAGTTTTGGCCAGCCTTAACATTAGCTCAGGGCGCACAAACATTTATGAGCAGGCTCAGGCAGGCTATTGCTCAGTCACTTTAATAATTTTTGACCAAACTGCGATTCCGTACCAAATAAATGACGCTTTAACAATCGAGGTTCAAGACACTTCTGCCGTCTTTGTACCGATCTTTGGCGGCTCAATTGTGGATATAGCTGTAAGCGTCTCAGAGGTCGGCTCAAGCGCTTATACGCAGGAAGTGACACTTACTGCCTTAGGCGCTCTGGCAAGGCTTCAAAAGGCGCTTACAGACGGCGTATTGACACAGGATTTTGACGGCGACCAAATCTTGACAATCTTGACAGACTTACTGGTCAATAGTTGGAATGAAGTGCCAGCGGCTTTGCAATGGCAAGACTACGACCCAACAGTCACTTGGGCTACTGCAGAAAACACCGGCCTTGGCGAAATTGACACGCCAGGCAATTATGAACTTGCACAGCGTTCATCATCAACCACAGTCGTTTATGATCTTGTTTCAGCCTTGGCGACTTCTGGGCTTGGCTATATTTACGAAAACGCCAGCGGCCAAATCAGCTATGCGGATTCAACACACAGATCTATTTACCTGGCAACAAACGGCTATACAGAGTTAACAGCTAATCACGCTTTGGGTCGAGGAATAACAATCAAGACTCGAGCCGGCGACATACGCAATGACGTAACAATTCTTTATAATCAAAACAGCACCAACGAAGTCAATGACACAGATCCAGCCTCAATTGCCCTATATGGCAACTTGGCACAAATCATCACAACTACGATTAAACACACAGTTGACGCGGAATCTCAAGCAGCCTTCTACCTTTCGCTACGAGCTTATCCAAGGCCAAATTTTGAGCAGATTACTTACGCGCTCACCAATCCAGAGTTAGACGACAGCGATCGGGATAGCCTGATAAATGTCTTTATGGGGCAGCCAATTTCGCTGGCAGATTTGCCGCTAAATATGTCCGCCGGTACGTTTCAAGGCTTTGTTGAAGGCTGGAATTTTAGAGCCTCTTACAATGAACTATCCGTCACTCTGACTATGTCGCCTTTGGCGTTTTCTTTGCAGGCAATGCAATGGCAGGACGTCAGTGTGTCGGAGCAATGGAGCACAATTTCTGGCACACTTGACTGGGAACACGCGCTCGTAGTGGCGTAAAAAGGAGAAAATATATGGCTAATCCAACCAATCCATTTTCGTGGCAAATGCCGACCAGCACAGATTTGGTCACAGACCTTCCGGCAGATTTTGAAGTCTTTGGTCAAGCTGTTGCAACTTCAATGGCTGATTTGCTTGGTGGCACTACCGGACAGGTATTAAGCAAAACTTCAAATACGGACATGGACTTTACGTGGGTCACAACTGATGACACTAACGCAATTCAAAACGCCATCGTGGACGCTAAGGGCGATCTCATTGCGGCAAGTGCGGCTGACACGCCAGCCCGTCTAGCCGTTGGCGCAAATGGCACGACACTCATAGCAGCTAGTGGTGAAACTACTGGATTAAAATGGGAAGGTGCTTGGACAACTTGGACACCAACCATTGCAAATTTTGTAAGAGGCAACGGAACAGAAACCGCTCGATATAGTAAAGTTGGAAACATTGTTTATCTTTACTACCGATTTGTTTTTGGTTCAACTTCCAGTCTTAGTGGCAGACCGGAAATTTCTTTGCCTGTAAATCAAAGTTATTCACAAATAATTGCGCCAGTAAGAATTTTAGATTTTGGCACGACGGCTTATTTTGGTATGGCAATTTTAGCAGGAAATACGGCTTATGTTGAATTACAAGCAACTAATGGTACTTATTCGGTTCAAGCATTTCCGTCCGCTACAACTCCAATGACTTGGACAACTAGCGATGAATTTGCATTTCAAGCGACATACGAGGTGGCTCCATAATGACATTCACATTTAATCCTGACTTTCCAGACGCTACAAATGAGCAAAAATGGGATCAGATAAAATTATGGCGTAATGCTGAACTCAATCGTACAGATTGGACAATGCACACAGACGCACCAACCGACAAAGTAGCTTGGGCTGCCTATCGTCAAGCATTGAGAGATTTGCCAGCACAAGGCGGACTGGCTGATAAAGCACAATTACCAACAGCGCCATGACTTATCCGGAAGGCACAGCCGCAGCTCTAGTTGAAACTGCACTTGCAGAAGTTGGCACAGTAGAAACAGGCGATAACTTAACAAAGTACGGCGAGTTCACAGGCGCTAATGGTTTGCCTTGGTGTGGCAGTTTTGTGAATTGGTGCGCACATGAGGCTGGCGTCAAGATACCGAACATGGTTGGCACAGCTGCCGGTGCGCAGAAAATGAAGGATCTTGGACGTTGGCAGACAGTGCCAAAGCTGGGCGACCTTTGCTTCATGGACTTTCCAAATGACAATTTAGACAGAATCAGTCACATTGGAATCGTTGCCAAGGTTGGCTTAAAGAGCGTCTTGTGTATCGAGGGCAATACCTCTGGCAGTGGCGATCAGCGCAACGGCGGAATGGTAATGATAAAAGAGCGATTTCTAGGCAAAGAAATAGTTGGTTTTGCTAGGCCAAAATTTGTTGAATATGCTGGAGAATTTCCTGTAGTGCAGCTTCTCAAAGCGGCTAAAAAGGAGAAAAAGAAATGAAAGAATTAAAGCCAATGCTGGCCAGTTATGCTCGTTCATTTATTGCAGCAAGTCTCGCCGTTTATATGGCAGGCGTTACAGATCCAAAGGCAATTGCCTCAGCTGGTCTAGCGGCAGTCTTGCCAGTAATTATGCGCTGGGCTAATCCTAATGACAAGGTTTTTGGTCGTAAGTGATACGAAAACTGCAGGCGGCAGCGCTGGCGGTTGGCCTATCGCTGGCGTTGTCGTCTTGTAGTTATCAAGGTTATACGCGCTATCCATGCCAAGAATTTGAGAATTGGAAAAAAGATGAATGCCAGCGACCACAATGCGAAGCGCAAGGTATCTGCACAGAGGACTTACTTGGAGACATTATTAAGCCACAGCCAAAACAGGCCTAGATATCAAAAACGCTTATCGCCCGAGGATATTAAAGCAAGGCTTATTTTGTTTATTGGCATGACTCTTTCAATCGTTTTCTTAATTGTCACGCTAGGCATTACATATGCCTTGATATTTGTAACTCAGCCGGTCGCGGCTCAAGCTCCAAACGACGCAGCTTTCATTGACTTACTTAAAACGCTGGCCATTTTCTTAACTGGATCACTAGGCGGCGTACTTGCTTCCAATGGCCTTAAGGATAAACCAAGTAGCGACACGCCGAAAATCACGCCTAATCCTTGACCTTGTCGTACTCATGCCTCACAGTTGTGGCAGGGAGCGAAGCACAGTAGCTCTCTAAACGGGAGCAAATATGTATACAATCACAGAAGTTGGAATGTGGGTCGTTATCGGCGTACTCATAGGATTTACAGTGGGCTACACAGTAGGCCTCAAGGAAGGCAATCGAGTCGGCTTTGTACGCGGCAAGATTTCAGCTAGCAAATGGGCAAACCGATCATGAGTTTCCTAGACAACTACGAGACAGTCAATCAAAAGGTCATCAGGCTTCACGCCACCTATCCCACAAACCGCATTGAGACTTCAATCATTGACTGGAATTCAGAAAAGGGATATATCCTGATCGAGTGCCGTATTTACCGGCGCTACGAGGACGAAAAGCCGGCGGCCATTGACTATGCGCATGGCATGGTTGGCGCTTACAACGTGCAGATGAAACGCTGGTACATAGAGGACACAGTCAGCTCAGCAATTGGCAGGTGCGCAAGCGTAGTTTTAGGCACAGAGACAAAACCTAGCCTTGAATCAATGCAGCAGGTCGAGCATATGCCAAAGGCTTTTGTTGAGGAAGATCCTTGGGCAAAGCCAATCTGGGAAGAAGGCTTTACGACAGCCAAAACAGCTGTAGAAGAGATAAAGGAAACGCTTGGCGGCCAGCAAATATCAGCTGCGCCAATCTGCGCTCATGGTCACATGGTTTGGCGCTCTGGCGATAAGGCTGGCAAGGCTTGGGGCGGCTATATGTGCGTGGAGAAAAACAAGGCTAAGCAATGTCCACCGCGTTGGTTTGTTCTGGCCTCAGACGGCCAGTGGAAGCCACAGGTGTAGCAATGGGCGACTTTGAGATGATTAACACCAGTACAGGCGAGCGCTTGCGCATAGATCAAGACGGCACAGAGCTTCGAGACGTGGTCAATCCACCGGCTATTGAGTGGTGCGATCGAGGCCAGCACTTTGCGCCTAAATATGGCGGTCGTGATGAGTACGACATTTTGTGGATTTGCCTGGAGTGTCAGAAGTGAACATCAAAATGAAGATAACCGCAGCTGATGAATGGGCAATACACAATCGGGCGGCTCAAGTTGTATTTGCCTTAGATGACCTGAGCACAGTTCAGCGATACAACACAAAGCTAAATAACCATGAACGCGTTACAGAGTACGCAGAATCTTTGGGCGCTGAAATGGTTGTGGCTAGGTACTTTGGCCTTGACTATGACATAAACGTGTCCAACGGCAAACGCAACGCAGACGTAGGCAAAGGCCTTGAAGTCAAATGGACTAGCTACATCAATGGATCGCTGATTATCTATCCCAATGACAGAGAAAATGACGTGGCAGTGCTAGTGGTAGGCAGATCGCCTGAGTATTACATTGTTGGCTGGTTGCCTGTAAAAATGGCTATGCAAAAGCATTTCAAGAACAGTCAGCAAGATAGTTGGTGGATAGGCCAAGACAGCCTCAATCCAATCGAGGATTTAGTCAGGAGCAGCTATGCAGCAACTCATATTTGATTGTTCTATATGTGCCAAAATGTTTGGCGACGGGCGCAAGCTGCACCTACTTACCAAGACGCCAGAGTTAACGCTTCATGAGTGGTTCAGCCAATGCTCAGGTTGTGGCACATTTGGAATCAAGCTGGTAGATGACAGTCTAGTAATGGACAAATAGTTATGCACAAAAGTTATCCACAGGCATGTGGAAAGAATCGCAACGCCGTCCTGACCAGCACTTTTGTCTTAACTCTTGACTTCATACTGTACGCTGAAGCATACAAGTCACAGGAGATTTTATGATCCTCAGACAGAATGATTGTGACTCTTTCAGGTTAATAGTCAAAAGACAAATAAAAAAAATGGTGCTGTTGTCGGTAATCCTAAGCGCAGTATCAGGCCAGAGCTATGCCTACGGCGTGGACTATCGAGACGCAATCAAGCTCTATGCACACAGCCAAATCGTTAATGACAGCCAATATCAGTGCTTTTACAAGCTAATCACAAAGGAAAGCAATTGGCGTGTGAATGCTCAGAATGGATCTCATTACGGCATAGGCCAAATGAGGAACATCAAGTACAAGCACCTTGACGGCTTTCAGCAAGTGAACTGGTCTAAGCGATACATAGAGAACAGATACGGCAGTATGTGCAATGCTTGGCGCTTCTGGTTGAAGAATGGATACCACTAGCATGGCAGGTCAAAGCGCAAGAGCTAATGGATCAACAAGGGCTTGGCGTAAAATACGTGAACGAATCCTGATACGTGACGGCTATTGCTGCCAATACTGCGGCCAAGAAAATGCCACAACAGTGGATCACGTAAGGCCAATAAGCAAGGGCGGCACAGATGAGCCTGACAACCTTGTCGCAGCGTGTTCTCGTTGCAACTATTCGAAAAACGACAAGGTAGGTCAGTTTTTTGGACAGCCTAGAACACCTCTGACTCTTCCTTTCCTATTTTCACCGCAACAAGAGAGCACAAGCCATGACTAAGGCTGGACAAGGGCGTACAAGGGCGCTGCAGGTCGTATCAGAGGCGAACAAAGATGAACAGGGATTGAGTCCGCAACCTAAGCTCCTAATTGGCTCAGGAACGCCTAGAATCCACTCTGCGCTCAATGATTTGCCGTCTAGAGGGCATGAAGTCATAGATTTTGCAGCCTCTATTGGTATCGAGCTTATGCCTTGGCAAAAGTTTGTCTTTGAACATGCCATGAAGATTAAGCCTGACGGCCGGTGGAAACACCCGGTCGTGGTGATCGTGGCTGCTCGCCAGAATGGTAAGAGCACAATTATGGAGATGAGCATTTTGGCTCGCATGTTTTTGTGGAATGAACCGCTGCAGCTGGGCAGTGCTCACGTGCTGACCACGTCACTGGAGACATTTCGGCACATTGTAAATATCATTGAAAGCAATGAGACGCTGGCAAAGCAAGTCCAGAAAATACGCTGGGCGCATGGATCAGAGGAAATTCAGCTTAAGTCCGGCGCTCGCTACGTGGTCAAGGCAGCCAACGCAGCTGCGCGAGGATTTGCCAAACCGGAGACTGTCTACATGGACGAAACGCGACAGCTCAAAGACACAGAAGCGTGGTCTGCCATGAGATACACCATGATGGCCGCGACCAATCCGAGTTTATGGACGTTTTCCAATGCCGGTGATCAGCACAGCCTAATTCTTAACCAGTTGAGAGATCGAGGCATGGCCAGCGCTGCCGGAGCAGAGGACGATATTGCTTACTTTGAGTGGTCGGCTTATTCGGACAAAATTACCGACGAAAAAAACTGGGTCGCTAGCAATCCGGCACTTGGCCACACAATCCATGCCGACAATATCCGCGCCGTACTCAATGATCCGCCAGACGTTGTCCAGACTGAGGTGCTGTGCCGCTGGGTCAACACAATTAGCGGCGCTATCCCGGCAAAAGAGTGGAACGAGTGCGGTGCCGCTGAGGTCGAGCTAGATCCTGACAAGCTGACGTGGTTTGGCCTTGACTCTTCGCCGGATCGTAGAGATTGTGCATTGGTCGCAGCTCAAAAGAATCCTGACGACACTTTTGTCATTAAGCTTTTACACACTTGGCACAATCCGATTTCGCTGGACGATAAAGCTATTGCCAACGACATTGCGCCTTATGCTCGCAAGTATCCTGTTGAATATGTGGCATTTAGCAAGAGGACAAGCTCTGCGATAGCTGCGCGGCTTGCCCCGGCCGGAATTCCAATCATTGACATTGACGGAGCGTTATACGGCCAAAGTTGTGACGAATTATTGGGAGCAATTACCTCAAAGCGCCTTATCCATGGCAAACAGGCAGAATTGTCCAAGCAGATACTATCGGCCGTTAGATTACCAATGGGCGATGGCGGCTGGATTATTGGACGGCGCGCCTCAAGCGTTGCAGTCTGCGCAGCTGTGGCCTCAGCCTTGGCAACACACTTTGCGACACGCCCTGAAATGGAGATAGACATTTTCTCAGCGTAACTGTATAGGCGACCTTTACACTTCGGCCTATGGGTCTATTTTCGCGCACGATTACAACGGAAGCGCCTGTGGCGTCCTCTGACATTGAAGCTTCACTTGCGCCAGTAAATGTCACTAGCTCGCTTTACAACATTTACGGCGTCGCTGGCATTACAGCTTCACGCGTTGAATTTATGTCAGTGCCAACGTGCGCCAGAGCGCGCAACATTATTTCGTCGAGTGTGGCCAGCATTCCGCTTAAGGTGCGCACAAGGGCAGACGGCGCAAGAGTTGAGTCACCGCCAAAAGTAATTAACCAACCAGATCCACGTGTGCCGGGTTTTGCAACGTATGCCTGGCTTGCGGAAGATTTGCTTCTGTATGGTTATGGATATATGCGCATTCTTGAAATTTATGCGGATACGTATCGCATTCGAAGCGCAGAACGCATTGACCCTACACGCGTGACAATTAAAACAAATGCTAACGGCACAGAGATTGAGTATTACTGCGTTGACTCAATTCCAGCACCTTACGAGGGCGTTGGCAGTCTTGCAGTTTTCTACGGCGTTGACGAGGGCATTTTGAATCGTGCAGGCCGCACAATTAAAGCCGGAGCAGAATTAGAACGCGCAGCCACAATGTACGCTCGCGAGCCTGTGCCTACAATGGTTTTGAAATCAAACGGCGTTGCATTGCCAGCAGATCGCATTGCAAAGTTGCTTGAATCCTGGGGCGTTGCTCGTCGCAATCGTTCAACCGCTTTTCTCAATGCAGACGTTGAATTGCAGACACTTGGCTTTGACCCTGAGAAGTTGCAGCTGAACCAAGCCAGATCCTACGTTTCCACAGAGCTTGCCAGAGTCACCGGCATTCCGGCTTATTACGTTGACGCTGAATCAGGCTCAAGCATGACCTACAGCAACGCAACTTTGGCACGTCAATCTTTGCTCGACTTTTCTTTGCGTCCAATTATGACTGCAATTGAAGAGCGCCTTTCAATGACTGGCATGGCCAATGACTTTGTACCTGCAAGCCAAGAAGTTAAGTTTGACCTAGACGATTATTTGCGCGGATCAGCCAAAGAGCGTGCAGACGTTTACAAAATCCTTTACGACATTGGCGCTTTAACCTCAGATGAAATCCGACTAGAAGAAGAGATGATCAGATGACATACAGCATACAAAAACCAATCAAAATGGACTTCTCAATCAAAGTTCAGGCCGCAGATTTTCCAAAGCGCGAATTGTCTGGCCGCATTGTCACGTGGAATGAAGAAGGCGTCACAAGCTCTGGCACAACCATGTTTCAGCCGGGCTCAATTACTTTAGGCGAAAGCACAAAACTTCTACTTGAGCACCGCCGCGAAAGTCCAATTGGATTTCTAAAAAGCTACGAAGAAGACGACGAAGGAATTTACGCCACGTTTTCTATCGGCCAGACAACTGCAGGATCTGACGCATTGGTCGAGGCAAGCACAGGATTGCGCGACGGATTTAGCGTGGGCGTAATCGCTCAGAAATACAAAAACGTTGACGGCGTTTTGGTAGTAAGCGCAAGTGCGCTCAAAGAGGTTTCATTGGTCACAGATCCAGCCATTGCCAGTGCAAAGGTCGCGATTGCAGCTAGTGAAAACAACAATTCTGAATCCGAATTGGAAACAGAGGAACAATCAACCGAAGGAGAAACGAAAGTGGAAACACCTACAGCCGTTCCAGAAGTCGCAGCCGAATCGGTTGAGGCTTCCAAAGTCGAAAAGGTCGAGGCATCTCGTCCGCTTTACTTTGCAACACCACGATCACCTATCACAACCGGTGGCGCTTACCTTGAGCACACAATCAAGGCAGGACTAGGCAACGAAGACTCACGCCAGTACATCAAGGCAGCTGACGACTCATTCACAACAAATCCAGCGTTTTCGCCGGTATCTTATGTTCGTGACGTTGCACAAAACACAAATGCTGATCGTCCAGTAATTGAAGCATGCGGCGGAACACGTCCGCTTTCAACTTACGGAATGACAGTGTCAATTCCTAAAATTACGGCTAACAGCACAGCGGCCACAGTGGCAGAAGGCGGAGATCCAACAGGAACAACCGCGATTACTTCAAGTTATGTAAATGCAACTGTAATTAAAAAAATGGGCTTTCAGCGCTACAGCGTTGAGCTCCTCGATCGCAGCGATCCCTCATTCTATGAAATCATGCTCCAAAATTTGCGTGATGCGTATGCTCAAGCAACTGACCAGTATGTAATTGCACAAATTACTGCAGGCGGCACACAGGCAACAGCAACTGCAGCTGATTCAGCTGGCTTGATTTCATTCGTATCAACAGAAGCACCAGCTGCATACACAGCGACAAAGCGCACAGCAAAGTCATTTGTATCTGGCACTTCTATCTGGACAACTTTGCTTGGCGCAACAGATACAACAGGGCGTCCAATTTACAATGCTGGCAATCCTATGAATAACGCCGGTTCTGCAATTCCTACAAGTATTCGTGGGAATGTACTAGGACTCGACTACTACGTGGATCCAAACATGGTTTCAACTTCAATTGACGAATCAGCATTCATTATCGAACCACGCTCAATCGAGATTTTCGAATCTCCTGCGCTTACATTGGCCACAAACGTGCCAACAACAGGCGAGATTGAAATTTCACTCTATGGTTACATTGCAGCTCAGGCCGTCTTTGCCGGTGGTCTACGTCGCTTCAACCTAACCTAAAAATAAGCATGGCCTAGGTGCGCTCCCGTATCTAGGCCAGTCGAACACGAAAGGACAGAGATGCCTAGCATTATCACAGCTTCACAGCTTCGAACAGTGTTGG